TGTCAGCACAAGGATATAAGGGCTTTACAACATTATTACCTGTATAACCTTGAGCAAGACTTCCTCCTACTCTATCTTTAAACTCTTGAGAATTTAACATTGTATTTACATCTGCATAACCACCCGCAGGAACTGTAAAATTCATAGGAATAATAAAAGGAGAACTTTGTAAGGCTGGAGTCCCAGGACAAAAACCTCCAGTCCCATTTGTACATACTGTAGCAGTAGTTTGTTGTAAAGAAAATCCAAAATTTATAATGGTATCTTGTTCAATAGGACCACCCCCCGCAGGATTAATATCTGATAAATCAAAAGTTATAACTGAATCAGGCTCATTATGAACACCGTCAAAATTATACACCCCATTAGAAGTAACAGGGTCTGGTAAATCTACACCTGCTATCTCTCCGCTTGTTGGAGTTACATTATAAGAAATAGGAATCTTTCCCCCACCTTCAGTATATCTAATATCGTATCCATCAACATAATTACCATACATTAAACGATTACCTTGTATAGTTTGTGCTTTAGCAGTACGAGGAACATTGTCGTATAATCTTAATAACTCATCAGAACCTAATGTAGTATAAATCTCACTATTACCAAACTGAACTGTTTGAAATTCATTATCCCCCCATGTTAAATCTGCTTTATTATATCTCTTAATTACATATATAACATTAGATGTGCTTTGTTTATATAATAAATCTATTTCCTTTACTCTTTTACTTCCCGTAGAAAACCAAACATCAGCACCATTAAATCTGTTTGTCATTCCTTCATTCCAATAGTTTTGAATACTTAAACTAAAAGGAGAAGGCTGAAAGGATGGGTTAGAAAATAAAGAAGTAGCACTGTATTGTCCATCCTGATATCTATATCTATAACCAAAAGATAGAAAACGAGTTTCCATATAATTTTCCTGGCCTATAATAACTTTAGGCTTTACATATGGAGCTCCCAAAGGAGCTACCTGACCTGCAGTAGGATCAAAATCCTCATAACCTGGAGGTTTAACAATAACACTTACATCCTCCTCTTCTAACACATTATCCACAGCACCAGGCCCTGGATACGCATAATCTGATTTTATATTTACAACTCTTGGAGGGTTTAAATCATCAGTAAAAAATAATAAATTTTCAATCTTATCTACTCCTGTTATTAAATACTTAAAGTCAAAATTTAAAACCGAGGTACTAACTACATGATAAATTAAAGCTCCTAAATTAGTATTATAGGAAACAATTAAATCTACAACCCCTGTAGTTACTGAGTTTGGATTATTTTCATTATGAACAAACCAATAAAGAGTTTCATTTATACCATCCTCATATACACCAATAGTTCTTATATCCCCCGATAAAGGAACTCCATTAAATTCTAATTGAGTTAAAACAGTATTACCTAAAGAATTTTCTACCGCTCCAATCTCAGTGTTTTCAGTAGATCCTAAACGCACATTTAAAGCATCAATATACTCTCCTGGTGGAATAAGCCTTTCATCTACAGACTTATTCATTTTACCCGCTATAAAATTTGTTGAAGTTAAAGGCATATTATTTTATCCATTTATCCTGACCTCTTAAGTTTTGTAAGAGTCTGCCAGGGTGTATATTACTTAATCTTAGTTTAGCATTACGGAGTAAAGAAGATTTATCTTTTCTTGCTCTATTAACTAAATATTCCTGCGCTCCATGTCGGCCATTCAAAATAGCATACTTTATATAAGCATATATAAAGTCTTCAAATAATTTATTTACACTAACGCTGGAGTCATCACCATTTTCCATTCCATCTGAAACATACTCTAAAACCACTAACTTTCCAGCCATTCCTGAATTAAAGTTTATTACACCACCTTTTCTGTTTATACTAAAGGTAGGATTTACATTTGCTGTTTCTGTATTTAAACCAAATCTTGCACCTACTTGATAATCAAAGTACCAAGCACCATCTATTAAATATCCTTGCTGTCCACTATAAGGCCCGTCCCCAAGATACATTGTTTTTTGCTGACTATCTAATCTTTGTTTATCCCAAAAAGAATTATGAGGTTTTAAAACATTACCATCAATATCAAATAATATTCTACAATCATGATCTTGCAAGTAAGCTCCACTCCAATTAGTCTGTATATTTTCTGTCATAGGATAAAGCATACCATCTTGCTCTAAAGATATTCTTACCCAGTTTACATAATCTTGTGGTAAAACAAATCTAAGTTGATCACAAATTTGTAATTCTAATATTTTAATTTCTTTCATTGCATCGTAATTCAATTCTTGAATTCCTCTCTTTGCATGAAATAAAACTTGATATCTGTTTACATTATTTACTATTTCATTATTACCTTGAAACATTAACATAAAATTATTTACAATATCTTCTAAAGATATGTATTGATAAGATCCCCAGTTTGCATCTGTAGGTACATTCTGACTATTCTCGTAATATTGATAATCTGTTATATATGCCATAATTAACTACTTTCTTGTATTTCGTTACCTTCTTCTGTTTTACCAAAGTTATAAACCTCTGCTTCTCTAATTTCTATTCCTACATACTGACAAATCTTTGCTATTAAGGTTGGCTCATCAGAATCAGGTAATTCAAATTCTTGAAAGTCTGGTTGAGTAGGATCAAATTGAGGTTCTCCTAATCCTATATTTAAGAAAGTCCATCTTGGCGCTAACGGATACCTTATATACTGAGTCTGTATAGCACCTGGTTGCAATATAGTAGTAGGGTATACTGTTATGTTATTGTTCTCTAAAGTGTACGCAGGGTATGTTTGATTTGGAGCAGTTAGCATAGAGTTGGTTAAGTAAAATATTTTATTTTGACTTACCCTTTCTACTTCTCTAATTTTTGTGTTAGAATATATAACATAGCTATTACCTATAACTGTAAATATATCTGCACTTAATGTTATAGTCGTAGTATTTACTACTCCAGTAACATATGCTTGTTGAAATGTCGTTGTATTTACAATTAAACTTCCTATAGCTGGAGTAGGAGAGCTTGTAGGTATAGTAGTCCATCCAACTGCAGCTGCATCTATTAACTGATTTGGTGCTGTAGCAGTAGCAGTTCCTGTAAATAAAGGAGTACTATAATAAAATATTTTATTAATTAAATAATAATCTAATGGTAAAGAATAAACATTAGCATTTACTTGAGGTAAAAATACAGTATTAGAAAAACTATCCATCACCTCTACTAAGCCTTTAGTTATATCAGCATAACCTGTGCCTGATGCTCTTGCGTTCTGTCTTTGAATCCAATTATTATAGGAATAAAAGTAATCCTCAAACATATCCAACTGTGCTTGCTTAGCATATAAATTAAAATCTTGCGGAGTAATATATCCGTAGTTATTTTTATTTGCTATTGCTAATACAGTATTTCGTACTTCATTTATCGATGCCGCCATATTATATAAACATTTTTACAAAGATAATAAAAAAAAAGAGGCTTACATTTTTTGTAAACCTCTCTTTTAAAATGTAAATTAATACTCTATGACCAAGTAAAAGTACCTGCCCACTGAATACCTTGAGTACCGCTTGATACTGTTAAAGGCATGGTTTCAGAATTAGTAGTCCATTTAGACTTCATAACTTCTAACGCTACTTCTTTAAACTTAATAAAGTAAGCATCATCCGTTACAGTGTCTCCCATAGAAATAGCTAACTTATCATTAGTAGATCCTACTTTTTTGTAATGAATAGTAACCTCTCCATTAGAAGCGTTACCTCTAATTTCAGTAGCATTATCTAAACGAACTTTAGTTGCTCCTTGAGAACCTCTATCTGTTAAAATAAAGAAGTCATCACCAGTAAGAATTCCAAAGTTAGTTCCTGATAAAACAATAGTATTATCCTTTATTACTTCAGCTACAGTGTAGTTAAGATTAGTAGTTATATTGCACACTACGTCTCCTGCCATTACGTTTTGCGTAAATTTACCTGTTGCTAATACACACATTCCAATCTGCTTTGCAGAAATAATTGAATAAACAGTACCACTTGCTGATAACCCTCCTGTTCCTGTAGTAGGTACAGCTGCTCCTGAAATACTTAAAACAGTATCGCTATCTACAGCAGTTACTAAAGCCCAAGTTCTTACAGGGTATCCTGCAATACCTGTAGTAATAACAGCATAATCACCTACATCAACTGTAGTTAAAAAGTTTTGACCTGACTGAGTTAGTTTTCCTTCAGTAGCCGCATCGGTTGTACCAGAGTCTGCAGCAGCTGCATTTGTTGCTGTAGAACCTTGATACATTTGTACGGGTAGATTAATATATCTATACATCTTACTTAGGCTACAGCTACTGCTGAAATCGCTTTAGCTGGCACGTATGCAAATGCAACATCCGTCCAAGAAGTTTTTAAAGCTTCTTCCATAGCGTTTTGTACTGAGTCTCTCATCTCTAAGGCAGTGTCTACCGTATCATGAGTCATCGTTACTGTGTTAGCACTATTGTAAGTAATAGTAGTTTTGGTTGTTGCGTTTGCTCCTGCTGGATCTCCAACAGTTACCGCAATTACATCAGCACAGCTGATAAGCATTGGTGTTTCTCCCGTTACAGGAGTGTCTAAAAATTTGTCCATAATTAATAATTTTAATGGGTTAATAAAGCGCAAAGATAAGAAAAAAAAAAGCACCTTATTAAGGCGCTCTTTCTGTTGTATGATTAGAAATTATTTATTTTTCTTTAACATATTATTAAGTAACTTATATGTCTCTACTCCCTCATCAGTTTGTAAGTAAGAGCCTACTATATCGTTAGCATCTTCTCCATAAGGAACAGTTAACATTTTACTTTTATTTTTAGCAAGATTAAAATAAACATCTCTTCCATTATTTCTTAATCCTAATAAGTTAGCACTGAAGAACTTAACTACATCATCTGCAATTTGTAATGCTGGATCATTAAGAATGTCAATAAAGTCTTCTGGATGATTTCTTGAGAATACCAGAATATCTCTTTTTAATTCAGCAGTGCTTAATTTATCTGCACCTCCTCCTAATAGAACTCTACCAACTGTTTCAAGCATAGCTACATCTAAGTCTCTTGCTAAAAGTTGAGCGTCTAAGATTAATTCTTCGATTTCTAATTCTTCAGCTGCATCCTTAGCATCATCTATTTGCTCATATATCATCCCATTACCAGGATGTAAAGATAAAAATTGTTGTAGAACTTGATTAGTTCTATCTACAGTTAAAAATCCATCTTCAAAAACAATAGGTTCCATAATAGCATTACCATCTTGCTCTTCTTCAAAAGGTGTCTTTTGGTTTCTTGCATAACGAAGTGGTTTATTAATACCTGTTTCTTCATCAAAATAAAGTAATGGGGATCTTTTGTTGTGGTGAGAGTTTAACATAAAGCACAATGGTGCTACGTCTCTCTTTAATCTGTACTGTTTTGTAACTGGTGTTGTTTTCTTTTTCATTTTATTATAATTTAATTAAAGTTAAAAAAAGGGGAGGAGGTTAATCCTCCCCTAATGATTGTTAGTTATTAGTCTCTAAATAAGAAGAAGTTGTTTGCACCTAAAGTACATACAGCTCTTTCAGATAAGAAGTTAACTGTCATAGCATCTAAAGAAGATGTTCTTGCTCCACCAGCAGAACCAGTGATCCAAGTTTTGTAACGTCTATCTTCAGTTTCAGAAGCTCTGTATCTAACGTGTAAGAATGGTCTCTTAGCGTTCTTACCTAAGATTTGGTCATATACAGTTGTAGAACCAGCTGGAACCATAAGTCCATTGATTGCACCACCTGTTAAACCACCTCTCATAGTAGGATCGTTTAAGTATTTCCAGTCTGACTTGTAGAAATCATAACCTCTACGGAATCCTGTAAACCCTAAGTTAAGAGCCATCTCTTCATCATTATCAAATAGACCATATGAAGTACCACC